GAAGTGACACAATCTAGGGAACCAACAACGAGGATCGCCCGGCTCACACTCGGGGCGTTCCGCCCGTTAGGAGGTTCTCTCAGTGTTCAAACTTCCACTACTGGTGGCGGTGGTCGGCTTGACGATTGCCATGACCGTCACGCTCGCTTCACCAGCGTCGTCATCGTCCCCGGCGATCAAGATCGTCCGGGCCAAGCAGACCCACATGGGCAAGACGGCGCAGCAGTGGTACGCGATCGCGCACCGCAGGATGGTGGATCGCGACTGGCTCCAGAAACGCCTCGGCGTCCGCGTCCGGGAACTGCTCCGGTTGCAACGTCGGTTCCATGCTGCACCGACGCGCCCTCCCCACTACATCGAGTGGCTGTGCATCCACAAGGGGGAAGGCGCGTGGCCCGACAACACGGGCAACGGCTTCTACGGCGGACTCCAGTTCATGCAGGGTACCTGGGAACGCAACGGCGGCTTGAAGTACGCCTCCCGTGCGGACCTAGCCACACCGCTCGAACAGATGTGGGTGGCGGAGAATGCCTGGGCCGAGTCCGGCGGCAGGTTCTCGCAGTGGCCGAACACGGCCCGCGCTTGCGGCCTGCCGACGTAGAATCAGACCTCATGCGGGGCGGGCGGGCAGTCCGCCCCGCTTCATTCACCTAGAAGGGAGAGCCACATGGAGGCTAGTGTCACCACGCCGAAGCAGACGACCGTGTACGTCGTTCTGGAACAGCGCGAGGCGACGTCGCCCGGGGAGGCCGCGGAGCGGCAGGCGAACATCTACTACGTCGAGGCCGAACGGATCGAGGCCCGCTCGGCGAGGGACGCCGTTGCGAAGTACGTCCGCACGAACAAGATCGAGGCCGGAGGCAAGTTCATCGCTATCCCCGTCAGGTCGTTCCAGCCGGTCACGGTCAAGACCGAAACGCAGACCCGGATCACGTTCTCGTAGGTGAGAACGGGCAAATCGTGAGCGAGGGCAAAACGGGCAAATCGCTCGCGCTTCTGGCCGACTTGGAGGAGGCCGGTGCCATCTCGATCACCGGCCTGTTCCTCTCCGACCCGGATTTGCCCTACGTCCAGTTCGAGGCTCTGTGCGTTCTGCTCGGGAAGATGCACGAGGCGGTCAGGTTCGCGATCGGGGACGCGATCGTCCTCGGGGAGCATCTCTACAAAGAGGAGGCGTACCAGGCGATCGAGGCGATGGGCCTCTCGGTGGACGCCCGCCGCGAGTACGTTCGCGTTGCACAGCAAGTCCCGCGCAGCATCCGCCGCGAAGACCTCTCCTGGAGCCACCACAGGGCCGTGGCACCGATGAAACCGAAAGAGCAACGTCAGTGGCTTCGGGCAGCCTCAGAGGGCGGCATGAGCCACCACGAGCTTCGTGAGGCGATCCGGGACGGAGCCCCGCCCGAGAGCCCGAAGGTCTGCCGCTGCTGCCACAGGCCACTCGACTGAAGGGAGAGAAAATGAACGAGCGCGAACTCCAGGTGGCCCACGAACTTGTCGAACATGGGTTCACTGTGATGACGAAGGGCTGGCCTGATCTTCTCGTGAAAAGCGTGACCGCTCCAGACCTCGTGCTCGGCCTAGAACTGAAATCTAAAGGCGACCGCCTCCAAGCCCACCAGGAGGAAATGCACCGCAGGCTGCCCTTCCCTGTCGTCACGTCCGTCTACGAGTACGCCGTCGAAAACTTCATGCGGGAGGCGTGCAACCTGCTCTTTGCCGCGGACGACCCGCGCCGAGGCGGGCGCTACACCTTTCACTTCGAGCGCCAACGGATTGCCGACCTGATGGGATGGTCCGAGGCTGCCTACCTCTTTGGTCGAACGATCGTCTGACCCTTGCTGTCTGACCCGATCACCCTGAGCCCGCTCGAAATGGCGCTGACCGAGTTCGTCGGCAAGCAGCGCGTCCGCGACGGGATCAAGGCGAACGCCGACGAGCACAAGTACGGGTTCAGCGGCGACCCGCTCGCGATCATGGTCGAGGGCTGCCGGGGCGAGTGCGTCGTCGCGAAAGCCCTGAACGTCTACTGGACGGGGGCGGGCGTGGACTACGCGCACGAGGAGGACGTGGGCAGATTGCAGGTGAGAACGACCGCCCACCGCACCGGCCGTCTGCTCGTCCGGCCGAACGAAGAACACCAGGACGACCCCTGGGTTCTGGTCATCGGGGAGAAGGGCACGTACCATCTGGCGGGCTGGCTGTACGGCCACGAGTGCCGACGAGAGGAATGGCTGCGTGCCCCCGCTGGGCGACCTCCTGCGTATTTCGTCCCACAGAGTTCGCTTCGGGCGTTCAAGCGTGTCCCCTGACCCGAAGCCACAGAAGCGGATCGTGGACAAGGACATGATGCGGCGGCTGCACCTGGAGTACGAAGGCGAGCCATGCGACCGCGACTGTGGCCGGATCGGACGGCAGCTTCACCACAAGGCGTTCCGGTCGCAGGGCGGCGGGGACGTGCGCGAGAACCTAGAGTGGCTCTGCGGCCCCTGCCACGACGAGGCTCACGGCCTCTAGCTCGGCTTGTTCGTTACGCCGTAGATCGCGCCCCACGCCACGATCGTTGCGGTCGCGATCGTGACCCACTGGGCCGTGGTGACGTCACCGATGCTCTCGTTGCCGACGAGCACGGTGCCCAGCCCCGACAGGAACGCGACGGCGGAACCGTAGAACGCTTTGAGGGCGGTGTTGACGAAGTTCATGCCCCGATGGTGAATCAGGGGTCGGACGGTGCCGTCGTCAGCTAGGCGCTGTACGATTCACAGGGTCGCTGATCGCCGTCAGCCAAAACTGAGAGAGGGATGAATGGGTTGGAGAAAGCCAGTTCGGGGCACAACCGCATCGTGCTCGACTCGATCAGATGGTGGTTTAGCGACGAGCCCGAGCGCGGGGAAATGAGTGGCTCGTCAACCGATCGCCTGGACATGGGCGAACGTCAGCCGGGCGGTGGGCATCACCGTCATCCTGAGCCTGCTCGTGGCGTTTCTGGCGGCGTTCGTCATCGACAGACCGCTCGACCCGGTGGTCACGGGCGCGTTCCTCGGGGTCGCAACTTTGCTCGTCGGTGGGCCGAGTGGCTTACAGGCGGTGCTTCGGAACGGCAGCGGCGAGCAGCCGAAGCCACCCTCGTCGGGCTAGCGTGGACGATCTTCGCGCTCACGACGTCGCTGCACTAGCGACCGGGGCTCAATAGCCCCCGACCGGGTGCCGGGAGATGAACCGGACGGCATCCCTCTGGCACTTCCGAACGCGCGGGCCGAACGACCCGCAGCCGTGCGGCGACGTGTCGAACCGCGCCCACGGCTTGCCCGGAATCGTGAACTCGATCCACACATGGTCGTCGGCGGCATGGACGGTGATGAAGCGCCCGCGCCCGCCCGCGCCCCAGGTCTTGAACCATCCCGAGACGTGCTGCTCGCTACTCCCGAGCAGGTTGAACTTCGCCAGCACATCGGAGGTCGAGCCCGAACAGTCAGCGCCGACGTGCGGGCTGTCATTCAGCGGCGTCCCGTCGTGTCCGCCGCCCCACACGTAGGGGCCGTCCCACAGGCCGCAGTAGGCGAGCAGGTCCACGGCGACCTTCTGCTGCGGAGGCGTAAGCGCGGCCTTCGCCTGTTCGAGCAGATTCACCGCGGTCTGGTCGAACGCCGACTCTCCGGTGTGGGGCAAATCCTTCGGCACTTTGGCCGCTGCGAGCCTCGCGTGCGTAGCCGCGTCGTAGACCAGAGACTTCGAGAGCCCGACCGACTTTCGGAACTCGGCAACCGCCTCCGTGGCGAAGCGCTGGTTGTATTCGTCGTCGAACTCCTGCCAGAGCCAGAAGCCCATGCGGGACAACCCGCGCTTGATCGCGCCGACGTCGAGGCCACCCTCCGATTTCTTCGGACTGCTCGGGGGGTAGAGGGGACGGACGAAGGGAGCGACCACTGGGCAAATATCCTACGCCGCTGCCCGGCTATCCACAGCCATGAGCAGACGCTTCCCGACGTACTCGGTGTACGCCGGGGGGATCGCCTGGTTCAACTCGCGGACGGTCGCCCAGCGGATGCCCATCGCGTCCCGGGCCGCGTCGATCCCGCAGTTGCCCCCGCCCGTTACGGTCACGTAGTCGTCCCACTCGTTCAGGCTGCTCCGGTCACGGCGCTTGTCGTAGGAGAAGACCGGCGGATGCCTGCCCCGAGGATGCGGTGGCCCCTCCATGTAGAAGCTCGACTCGAACATGCGGTGGCGGATCACCCTCACCCCGGGGAACATCGTCCCGCACAGCTTCATCGGGTTCCTGAGCGGGGCCGTGTCCACGTTCTCGATCACCCAGGGCAGACCCGAAGCGACCAGCACGTCGCGGGTCGGGTCGATCAGATCGGGGTGGCTCGTCCGGTAGCGATGCCCCTCGTCGGCGTAAGCCTGGCAGGGAGGCGAAGCGTGGATCGCGTCGAAGCCGCTCAGGTCAGCCTCCGCCATGAACTCGAAGACGTCGGCCTGGACGAACTCGAACGGGTAGCGCTTCTGAGGATCGTGATCCACACCCACGACGTCGAAGCCCGCCAGGTGGTAGCCCCACCCTGCCCCGCCGACGCCGCAGAACAGGTCGAGCAGACGCGGCCTCACGGGGGCGGTTCCAGGAACAGAACATCGCCTCCGGCAGTCGGGTTCTGCTCAGCGATTAGCCTGCCCATCGCCGTCAGCGGCTCGTGCCGCCAGGGTCGCTCCCGCCACACCTCGAACAGCGCGTCGAAGTCCCCGGTCAGCACGGCGATCTGGTAGCTGGAATACCAGCGTTCTTCCTCGAAGCCGTCGAGCCTCTCCCGTATCCGGTAGCAGTGGATCGCCTCTTTCGTTCTGCCCGTGAAGCGGTACGTCTCCGCGGTGTAGAACGTGTCCCGGGGGTCGCCCGCGATCAGCCCTGGCTTCATCAGTTCCAGGTCACGTTCTGCTTTCTCCGGCCGGTTCGCTCCGTCCGCGAAATGGAACACACCGAAGCCGTTGAGCGGTGCCTTCACGATCAGCTTCCCGTCTGCGCGGGCAAGGTACTCGTGGGTGGCACCGACGTAGCGCCAGTCGAGGGCGCTGCGCATGATGAGTGGCAGACGGTAGGTGCGCACCCCGTCTGCTACTGCGACCGAGAGGGCGTCGAGCTTCGTCCGCTGTCTCCGCAACCAGGGCAGGAACGCATCGTCTACTGCAACAACCATGTCCGCGTGCAGCCAGAGCATCCACCGCGACCGGCTGCGAGCGGCCCGATGTGCGAGCGTGAGGTTGTGGCCGAAGTTCGCCCACTCGTGATGCCGGAAAACACCTGGAATCTCTTTGAGGCTGGCCCGGACGCGGGCCTCGGTGTCGTCGGTCGAGCCGGTGTCACAGATCGTCCAGTAGTCGATGTACGGCCGGACGGATTCGAGGCAGCGTTCGATCTGCTCCGCCTCGTTTTTCACGACCATCACGAGGCCGAGCAGTGGTGGTGGCGGCTTCGACATCTCTCTCCCTTTCCTAGCCGGTGTACGGCCAGTCTAAGGCACCGGAGCAGTCGGCACCGGCCATTTCGCAAGCCTCAATGTCCTGTGACCCCTGACAGCACGAGACGGTCAGCGTGTCGGCCACGCAGAGAGCATCCGGGGTGGCGATGTCCGAACCGTGACCGCCAAGCACGGAGGCTGTCAGTCCAAGCCCGGCCGCGTTGATCGCGTTCTTCACTGCCGTATACGTGGAGGTCAGGACACCGCACGAGTCGGTGGCGAGGCCGATCACGAGCTTGCCGGGGTTGCCAAAGCATGGAGGCTCCCACGTCAGGAACAAGTCCTGGTGGGGGCAGTAGGTCGCCGCCGCGACGTTCGCGGCCCATCGGGTTTCGAGTGACCAGTTATCGAACACCCAACTTGCCCCGCCCGATCCGTTCGAGAGAAACGGCGAGAGCTTCAGCCAGTCGTGGGTGAGCGTGCCCATCTGGGCGCAGGAGGCCGAGCAGTCCACGAAGCCGGTATTGACGTTCTGCCCGGTCGAGCCTTCGTTGCCGCTTTGGCAGACGCCGGTCGCCTCGTTGACGACGCCGTAGTTGCCGAAAATGCCGGGGGTGGTGAACGTGCCGATCACCCGGACTTGGAGCTTGTTGCCGCAGAGGATGTTGTCGGCGGCGTTCCCGACGTAGATCGCAGGCCAGTCGGCGTTGGTGCTGCTCGCGCCCGGCGCGAGGGTGAGGGTTTTCAGCTTGGTCAGGTACGTGTCGGCCGGGACACCGCCGCAGGAGAGCAGGCAGGCGTGCATGTAGACCGGAAAGCCGTTCCACGCGCACGACTCGTCGTCGGCCGTGATCCGCAGCACCTTGCCGTGGACGCCGCCGCCGATGTCAACTGACGCGGCAGCACCGGGAGAGAAGTCAATCGGCATCAGTTGATCCGCCGGTATTGAAGTTCGGAACCAGCGGCGATGCCGGGAGTTGCGGAACTGAAAAACCAGCGGAAGTGCGCGGTGCCGCCGCCGCCGAGGTAGATACACCAAACGCGCATCACGAAGTTGGAGCCGGTGCCGGACGAGAAAGCCCCGCTGTTCGCCGTCGTGCTGCACAGGAAAGCGAACGTGCTGGCGCGGAATATTACGATTGCCGCCCCCCGGCTCGTCGTGTCCTCACCAAGCCCCATAGTGATTGACTCACCGAGCGCCCATGTGACGGTGTTGAGGGTCAGATAAATCTCGTACAGCTTCCCCGAGGTCGCGGTGAAAAACAACTCGGAGTCGTTGGTCATCGCCGTATGGTTCGTCTCGTTGGTGGATTTCACAACCCGAGTGAACGGGTAGCCGCTCGCTCCCGCCGCCCCCTGTGGCCCCGTCGGCCCTGTCGGCCCCGTCGCGCCCGTTGGCCCCGTCGCGCCCGTCGCCCCTGTTGTTCCCGTCGCGCCGGTCAGCCCACCGACCCCAGTTGGCCCGACCGCTCCCCCTGCGCCGGTTGGGCCTCCCACCCCGGACGGGCCGGTGTTCGTCGCCCCGAGGTAATAGTGGGCCTCCCCGGTCGAGGCGTCGATCCACCACTCGACAAGGTTGCCGCTGATGTCAATCGTCGGAATGACCAGATCGGCGGTCGGCCGGTCGGCCAGGGGAACGGTAAAAACGACGGTGCCGTCCGCTCCGCCAGTGACGTAGCCGACGATCTGGAAGTTGCCGTTCGTACAGAGCCGGAAGGCGAGGGTTGCCCAGGTGCCGCCGACGTTCCCCCACGAGTTCTGGAAGGCCGGTGTCACGCCGACATCGGTGAAGGCGGGACATCCCGTCCCGCCGCCGCCGAGTGATGGTCGGCGCTGAAGCTGATCGGTTCCGAAACCGAGCGCGGCCAGCCGCTTGTTCGGCCCCGCCTGCTCGTAGATCGGACGGCTCACCGGCTAGGTGGTAGCTCGGTATCTGATCTGCGAGCCAGCACGGACGATCGTGGCGTTCGCCCCCGAAGTGTTCTGCGCCCACAAAAGCCTGAACGTGCCGCCAGCGCCGAGATACGCACCCGCCACGTAAAGACCCCGGTTAGCCGCCGCAGTACCAGCGGTAATCAGTCCCGACTGGTTCGCCTGTGCCGCCTGCTGGTTGGCCGCGTCAGCCGTCGAGAAGCCGACGCTCTCGAACGTGCCTCTCGCAGTCGCGTCCTCCCCAAATGCGCACTTGATGTCGGGGGTTCCCGCACCAGTCGGACTCCCGTAGAGGATGAACAGGTAAATCTCGTAGAGCTTGCCCGAGGTCGCGGTGAAGAACAGTTCGTCGTCGTTCTGCAAGGTTGCACTCGACGTGACGGATTCATCGCTTGTCTTCGTGACGTAGGTGAACGGGTCGGTTCCGCCCGCCCCGGTCGCCCCCGTTGGCCCCGTCGGGCCGGTCGCGCCCGTCGGGCCCGTCGCCCCGGTCGCCCCGGTCGCCCCGGTCGCTCCTGTTGGCCCGGTCGCTCCTTGCGCCCCTTGCGATCCGGTCGGTCCCGTCGCCCCCGTCGGCCCGGTCGGCCCGGTCGCGCCGACATTCGAGACACAGACCGAGTAGGTGACATCCCCCGTCGAGGCGTCAACGAAGAACTCGACGAGGTTCCCGCTCGCGTCAACGGCCGGGATGGTGAAGTCGGCCGTTGGCCGGTCGGCCAGCGGAAGGTTGAAAACCACGGTGCCGTCCACGCCCCCCGTGATCGCCCCCTCCACGTAGGGGATGTCGTCGCAAAGCATGTAGCGAAGCACCTGCCAGGGGGCACCGACGTTTGTCCATGAGTTCAGGAACGCGGAGACGTTCGTGAAGGAGGGGCAACCGCCGCCGCCACCACCAAGCGACGGTCGGCGCTGAAGCTGCTGGCTGTCGAATCCGAGTGCGGCGAGCCTCTTGTTCGGCCCGGCCTGCTCGTAGATCGGACGGCTCACACGCCCTCGTTGTCCGAGGACACCTGAAGCTCGCCGATCGCGGGCACCGAGTCCTGGTCCCAGTCGATCGTGTATTGGTAGATGCGCTGAACGCCGGAGAATCCGCCCTTCACGTCGGCGGTCGCCTCGACGGTGATCAGGTCGCCGATCGAGAACAGGCCGATCCCGAAGTCGCGGATCGGGGTGACGTGGACGAGCGTCATCGGGACAGCGCGGAGGTACTGCTCGATCTGCCACATCCGCCGGTACAGGTCGTGGCCGAGGACGCTCGACTCGGTGCAGTCGGCCCCGTCACCGGCCGCGTCGAAAATCTTTATGTCCATGCGGACGTCGAAGTGCGCCCGGGAGATGCCGGAGCGCACACCGATGGGGTTGTTCGTGACCCCAGCGGTCGGAACAACGCGACCGCCCGGCGGGACCATCCAGTTCGTCCAGAACTCCAGCCAGTTCGCCCCCACGCCGGGCTCGTCCGCTGCGGTGGACGTGTGGGTGGCGATGGCCGCGTAGAGGTTGCCGCCGTTCGACACGTAGTCCGGGACGGCGTACCCCGTGCTGGGCGACCAGGCCCCCGTGAACACGGCGTCCGGGTTGAAAGCCGGGTCGTCGCCCGTGATGTTCGCCCGCCAGTGTTGGTCGTCGCACTTCGGGCCGAGGTAGTACCAGAGCTTGTTGCACATCTGGGTCATGTCCTCGTTCCAGCGCAGCGCCCTGATGTTGCGCTGGCCCATGCCGTAGGAGAGCGTGACCGTGCTGTGAAGGTCGGTGCCGTAGTCGCCGTTGTAGACGTCAAGCTGACCGTAGTTGTCGTCCGCGTCGAACTCGATCGGCGTGATCACGATGTCCACGGTGCCGGTCGAAATGAGCAGGTTCGCAAGCTGCATCATCGTCATCGGCCAGTCCGACGGTGCCCCGAGCAGTTCGGTCACGCCCCCGGCGAAGCTGTTGAGGTCGAGCCGAAGCGGGCCCTCGCAGTCGGCGGGAGGCGTGAGCGCCCCGCCCCTGCACTCCGAGTTGATACACATATCCTCGATGATCTGAGGGCCGTAGATGTTGTCCGTGATGATCGTCGGGAGGGAGAAGTCCCCGGTGCTGTCACGGACAGGCCGACTCGCCCAAAGCTCCAGCGGGTCAGACGAGTTGAAGACGGTGTAGCCGACGTTCTCGTCGGCGGTCGTCTCGCAGTTGATCACCCGGCCGTGGTGCCAGAGCACCGGGGTCGTCCCCAGGTTGTCGCCGTAGAAATAGACCTTCAGGTAGGAGCCCGGCCCCGGGTACATCGTCCCGAAGGACGCGAAGGCGTCCGTCATGTGAACCTTGATCTGGGCCAGGCCGGGCCGGTTCAGCCTGGTCGTGACCGAACCCTCGATCGCGAACTCGGTGATGTCTACGCCGTCGAGGACGACCTGGGCAAAGTAGCCCACGTTATACCCAGTCAGGATCGGCCGCGAAAAGCCCGAAGCTGAAGTTGCGGATCGTGAAGTTCTGGTCGGGCGGGCACTCCAACGGCACGTCGTGACGGACGGTCAGCGTGTTCGAGGCGATCGCCCCGGTCGGCGTCCAGACGAGCGTGCCGGTGTCCGTGGTCAGCGCGGCGATCGACTCCAGCGCGACCCGCAGGGCCTCCTCCATGTCGTTCCAGGCCCCTACCTGGGTAGGGCCACAGTCAACCGACGTGATCAGGAAGACGCCCTCGAAGGCGACGTGCCTGCCGCCCTTCCAGAAGTTGTGCCCGATCGAGCCGTCGCCGTAAGGCACGTCGTCGATCGGAGCCCTGACGGGCGCGGTGCCCAGGCCGGTGATCCCCTGGATGTAGAACTGGTCGGTCGCGCCGTCGTTGAAGGCGATCGTCCCTCCCGGCGTGGTCAGCGTGTATGGGCAGGCAACATCAGCCATTCATCACCAGGGCAGAGTGTCCATCACCGCGGCGTGGGCCGCACGCTGAACCACGACCTCGGGGTGCCCGACGGTCGCTTTCGCCTTGCTCCCCTGGAGCACCTGAAGCTGCGCCCGTGCGAGCGCGATCAGAGTCGAAAGCTGACCGTGCGACGGGCCGGGCGTCGTCGCCTTCTGCGAATCCTTCGCGACGGCCGTGGAGATGCTGACGCCCCCGACCGGCGCACTCCCGGCGGGCGTGACCGAACCGCCGCCGACGACACCGGCCACTGCACCGGAGGGCAGCAGGTTCCCGAGCAGGTTCGCGGCGAAGCCGCTCTGGGTCTGGAGGAACGAGAACTCCAGGGCTGCGAGCGCACTCGCCTTTTCGTTCTGCGCCTTCGTGGCATCGCGGATCGCCGCCCGCTCCTGCTCGATCTTCAGTTGCAGCCGCCGCCACTCGACAGTGCCCGCCGTCGTGTGCTTCTGCCGGTCGATCAGGAACTTCAGGAGAGCCCGGTGAGCCTGAAGTTCCTTCGCCTTGTTCTTGTCCACCTGGGCGATCTGGACGTCGAGGCCCAGAGACTCCTCCTGGCGATCGCGCTTGTCGATGATCGCCTGCTTCGCCGCCGCCGCCTGCTCCGCGACAAGCTGCTTCGTCGCAAGCTGCGACTGAATGAGGGCCTGCGTGAGCGTGTTGACCGTCTGGATGCGCAGATGGACGTCGGTGATCGTGGTGTTCGCCTGAGCGATTTCCTTCTTGAAGAAGTCCGAGAGAGCCTTCTGGGCGGCGATGTTGTCCACGAGGCTCGCCGTCAAATCGGCCTTCGAGAGCGCCAGGTCGAGCGGAGCCTGGGACTCGCCGAGCAACGTCAGGAACGACTGGTCGGCCGCATCGCGGGCCTTCTTGGCGTTGTCGATCTTCTGCTGCCGAGCCGACGCCGCGTCCTGGGCCTTCGAGGCAATCTCTCCCTGGATGCGGTCGATGTCGCCCTGCGCCGAAGCGACGTCCTGGAGTGCTTTCTTCTGCCGACCGAGAGCGGCCTGCGACTTGCCGTGGGTCGCGCGAACGGCCGCGTCCGCCGCTGCGAGTTCGCGGTCGGCGCGAGCACGCGCGGCCTTCGCCTCGGAAAGCTGCTGGTCGAGCGAGCCCCCAGTCAGTTCCGTCCGCTGCACGTTCGTCAGCAGCGTGTCGGTCTGGTTCGAGAGTTGGATCGTCAGCCGGGTCGCCCCGGCGATGATCAGACGGTTGACCTCGCCCATGACCTGAGCGATCGCGGCGACGATCTGCGACCCGAAGTCCTGGCCGGACTTCCTCCCCAGTTGCGCGAACACACCGGGCAGATCGCCGAGCACCTTGCCCACCGAGCCCGAGTTCAGATTCAGCCGCAGCCCCTCGACGAAATCGGCCCCGCCCTTCTGGCCCGTGATCCTCAGATTGTCCTCGACCCGTCTCAGGCCCGTGTCCAAGTTGGGGGCCTGGAAGATCAGGTCGATGGTGAGGGGCAAATCCTTCACCTTTCCGACCAGTTGCGCGATCGCCCGCAGTCTCTCCGCCACCGCGCGATGCTGCTCGCCGGTCAGCTTTTCCTCGGCCGCGGCCCGCTCGTTGATCCTGTCGATGACGTCCTGCTGGGCCTTCGCTTCCCGCGCCGGATCGCCACCGAACCGCAACGACGCAGCGGCCTGGGCACGGGCGATTTCGGCGGCGACCCGCTTGGTCACGTCCGCCTCTTTCTTCAGCGCGTCGAAGCGAGCCGCGTCGGCGGCGGTCGCATCCTTCTGGCCTGAGACGACGGCCTTGCGGTCGGCGGCTACCTGCTGCTCCGCCCGGCGCACGCTGTCCAGGGCGAAGGCCAGCCGGTTCTCCAACTGCTGCCGCTCGAACGTCCCGGCGGCAGCCTTCGACTGGGTGAGGTCATTCCGAGCCTGGACGGCCGCGAGCCTTGCGGCCTGGGCTGCGATCTTGTCGGTCTTCAGCGCTGACTGGGCGTCGGCGAGAGCGTTCGTCGCGTCCGTCGCTCCCTGGATGGCGTTGGCAAGATCGCGGGTTGAGCCCGCGAGGGCCTTCGTAGCCTTCGAGGTTTCCGACTCGCGCGTGAGCAGGAAGATCAGTCCGGCGGCGAGCAGGCTCACCCCGAGGGTCACGCCCGCCGTGGAGACTGCGAACGCGGCGAAGCTCTCGGCGAGAATCCCGATCCCGGCGCGAAGTCCACCGCCCAGAGCAATCGAAGCGGTGAGTTCGGCCAGGAACAGCCGCAACGCCCCGGTAGCTAAACCCAGGGCCTTGCTCAGAGCGAGGTAGGAGGCAACGCCCGCGAGGATCGCCGTCGGCCCGATCGCACCAGCAATCCCCGCGAAGGCACCGAGGATGGTGTTCAGGACGGGCGCTACCACCCGGACGGCTTCCCCGAGGGCCTGGAATGCCTGCACGTTCGCCTTGATCGACTCCCCGAGCAGGTCGATCGCTGGTGACTGGGACGCCGCCGTGATGAAGCCGGTAATCGCGTTCGTCGCTCCGATCAGGGTCGGGGTGGCCTTCTGGCCCAGGGTCAGCGCGAGCCCCTCGACCGTGTTCTTCAGGCCCGCGCCCGCCCCGGCGAGGCCGATCATCCGAGCCTGGTTTACCGCCGCCGCCGTGCCCGTCTTGTCCAGGCCGTCCCTGAGCGACAGCACATCTTTCGCCGACCCCCGCGACAGGATCGACAGGGCGCGGATCGCGTCCTGTCCGCCGATGACCGCGAGCGTGGCGTCCCGCTGCTTCGCGCCCATCCCCGCGATCGCAGCGCCCAGGTTCGTGAAGAACTCCGGCCGCAGGTTCCCCGCGGAGTCCCTGACCTCGATGCCGAGTTCCTGGAAAATCTTTTTCGCCTTCGCCGTCGGATTGATCAGCCGGATCAGGGCGGTGCGCAGCGACGTACCGGCGTCGGAGCCGGTCAGGCCCGCGCGGGCAAGCTCCGTGATGAACAGGGTCACGTCCTGGAAGGAAAGGCCGACCTGGTGCCCGATCGCCGCCGCCTGCTGGAAGGCGATACCGACATCGACGATCGAGCCCTGCGCGGCGTTCGCGGCGTTCGCGAGCACGTCCGCGACGACCCCGGCCTGCTTGCCGGAAAGCTGGAAGGCGTTGAGCGCCGATGCGGCAAGCTCCGTCGCCTGGGCGAAGTCGATGTTCGCGGCCCCGGCAAGCTGGAGCACACCCCGCGCCCCGGCGATCGAATCCTCGACGGACAGGCCCGCCTTCGCGAGTTCGGTCATCGCCGTCGCCGCGTCCGTAGCGCTAACGCCAGGCAGGCTCAGGTCGCGCCCGAGAGCCTTCGCCGCGGCCGACACCTTGTCCAACTGCGCAGCGGTCGCGCCGGTCGTCGCTCCGAACACGGCAAGCTGAGAGTTGAACGCCGTCGCGGTGCCGACCGCCCGTGCCAGCGCGGTCAGCGCAGCCGCGCCGATCAGGAACGAGGAGGTCGCCGCCAGGGTCGCTCCGCGGAGCCCGAACTGGGCGAGCGCGGTCGCGCCGACACCGCGTGAGAAGCGGGCAAGCTCCGTCGAGTTCACCTGCATCACGGTCGCCTGCTCGCCCAGAGCCTTCGTCGTCGAGCGGGTCGCTGCCCCGAGCGCGGCCTGGGCGGTCGCCCCCTTCGCCAGCCCGGCGGTCGGCGGGTTGATACCCCTGACCGCCGTGCGCAGAGCAGCCTGAAGCTCAGCCGTGAACCCGGTGAGGTCCGGCCGGACTTCGACGAACGCGGTGCCGACAGGAGTGTCAGCCACGGATGCCACCCATCTTCGACATCAGATCGGCCAGCGCAGCATCGTTCCCCGCTGCCGTAGGCTCCGCCATGTCAAGTTCGTCAGGCACCTCGCCGTCCCAGTTCTGGGATGCGAGCAGTTCGTCGGTCGCCTTCCGGGCGATGTGCAGGGGGACCTGTTCGCCCAGGTAGCGGTACTGGTCCACGAGCAGAACGTATGCGATGTCGAGGAAGTGGCGGAGGCTAAGACTGTCAGGATTGCCCCCTTGTAGCGCTACTCGCCCGCAGATGTAGCCGCGGACGGCCCACGCCCACGACCCGAGGGCGAGGGCTGCATCGTAGGGCGGGCGGTCTGGACCTCGATCATCCATTCGAGCAGGCCACGAAGCTGACCCATCCCGGGGGTTTTGTGGTCGCGCTCACGGAGAGCCTTCCAGCGCTCGTGCTGACCGTTGCCGTTGTCGAGGAAGGCGAGGATGCGCTTGTCCACGACCTCCAGGGCTTTCATGCCCGACTCCGGCGCGTCCTCATCCTCCCAGAGCGCGAGGATTTCCGGCCGAACGATCTGCATCTCGAACTTCTCACCGCAGACCTCGAAGGTCATGTCCTCCGTGATGTCGAACGTCCGCATGTGGTCCTACCTTTCCCCGTGAAAACGGCTAGCTCGACGGAACATCGCAGTATCCGTCGAGAGTCATGTGGATTCCGAGCACCCATCCTGCGCACCCGCCCTGGGGGCCGAGCGGCCGGAGGGAATCCCAGAACACTTCGTCGCAAAATGTAAACAGTTCCTCGGATGTCCACAAGCAGTAGAGGTGGTTCCAGAGCGCCCAGCCGTCCGCGTCCAACTGCCGCGTGGCCGTCTCGACCTCGGCGATCGACGGCGGGTTCCCCTTGTTGTCCGCGACCGGGTAGCACCGGCTGATCGACACCGCCAGGAAGACATGGTTGAGCTTCGCCGCGACCTGTCGCCCGGCCTGGAGGCCCCCTACGAGCGGTGCGTCCTGCACCTGGACGACGCTCACGGAAAGCTCCTCGCAGCAGTCGAGCACCGGCTGGGCGAACACGATCAGTTGCCGGTCGGGGGCACCGCTGAGCGTTGCGTCGAAGGTCGGGATCGTGTCCAGGGACGCCGCGGAAGCGACGAGGAGTTCCTGCGCGGTTGCGTAGAGGTCGCCGGGTTCGCTCATTTGAAGATGTTGAAGAAGTTGCGGACGCCGCGCCCCCCGGGCGTGCGCAGGGCACCTGCCCCGAGCACTTCCTGAAGGGCGGGCTCGAACCAGGCGTGCTCGCGAAACTCTTTCCAGGTCAGATACGCCGACAATCTGCCCACCCCGTCAGGTTCGACGCGGAAGAAAATCCCCTTCGTGTCCTTGCCAGCCTCGACGGAGAGGAAGTTGTCCGGCAGGGTCGGGACGATCTTGCGTGCGTTCTCCAGTGCCTTCGCCCTGATCTGCTCGGCGAGGTCGTCGAGCACGTTCGCGAGGGGATCGGAGGGATCGTCGGCCAGGGCCTCAACCGCGTCCTGGAAGACGCGGATCGTGACCGTCCGGGCCACTAGGTTCCTACCGGCGTGACCGGGACAGGGAAGCGCAGCGACGACGCGGGCGACCAGATCACCGGCACGCGGGGAAGCCCGCCCGGGTTGTAGGCATTCAGGAACAGATCGACTGAGGCGAGGCCGGTGTTCCAGCCCTTGACCTGCCCGGCCCGCTTCCCGGTCGTCCAGCCCCACTGCGTGAACGGCACCTTCTCGATCGTCACGCCCTGGCGGTTGACCCGCTGCGTCCCGGCGGGCAGGGCGCACTCGTCGCCGTTGCACGCCTTGTAGATTTCGCAGGCAAGCTGGATCGCCGCCGCGACCCCAGCGGCCGGAACGTCCACGCCGTAGGTGTACGTGACCGTCCAGGTGCCGGGCTCGCCGGGCGGCAGGGCGAGGTTCTGGCAGCCCGGCCAGGCGGCGTGCTCCGTGTCGTCGGCGTCGAGCCGTGTGCGGACAAGCCAGCGATGCCGGTCAACACGGTAGGTGGCCGGATCGACCACAGCGCCGTCGATCGTGACCTCGACGATTTCCTGGACGTACCCGGCCAGAGGAACTTTCGAGAGCGGCATACAGCCGCACGGATCGTCGTCGCATGTCCAGCCTCCGTACCACGGCCCGCCCCAGCCCGCGAAGTTCGGGTTCCAGACGACGTAGCCGCGCGAGAGCACCTGCCAGCCGCACGAGCAGCCCGTCCAACACGGCCGGACGGTGTGCTCGCAGATGCCGTTGAAGCGACGGCCGGAAATCTCGAACAGAAGCTCCTGGGCCTGCTCGGCCGCGAAGTCGAAGACCGTCGGGTCGGATGCGGCCGGAACGTCGCAACACGTCGCCACGTCCTCCCCGGTGATCCAGTCAGCGCAGAGAGTCATCCGGCCTCCAGTCTGACGATCACTTCGGATTCCACGAGTGAAGGGGCAGCGTCCAGAGCTTGCCGTCACCAGTGCGGGCGCAGACGTTGGCCTTGCCGTCGGAGTCCTGCCAAATGAACCAGTGATTCGGCTCCAGGGCGGCAGCAGCCGCTTTCTCGGAGGCATGGTTCACCATGTCGCCACCGCCTTCGCGAGCCGGACTCGTGCCCCAAGCCCCCCCTTCCTTCGTTCTGACCAGCGCTCGCTGGTGAGACATCGCAGATCACCTGGCCTTCGTTTTGGGGGATCGGAGCGCGGCCCATGCGGATAGACCGCGCTCCGATTGGAGAGGGCTACGAGGTAGCCGTCACCGCCTGTGCAGCGCACTCGGCCGTGGGCGGCACGACGTCCGTCTTCCAGAAGGCCCACTCTGCGACCTCCTGGTTGTCGGGCGGTCCGTCGCCGTAGGGGCCGTGGCCCCAGAGGTCGTTCGTCCGGCTGAAGCCGTTGACGACCGGCTGTGCGATGCCCTCCTCGAACGTGTTGTCGCCGATCTGCCAGATCACCCGGGGGAAGACCCAGTGAATCCACGGGGTGTTCGCATCCTGGGAGTTCCCGACGATGTGCTGCGTCCAGAACTCGAACGCCACCGCGGGCTCGCAGTCGTCGCAGTCCAGGGCGGACGAGAAGTTCAGTCCGACGATCGGTGTCCCGGACAGGTCCGGGTCGCTGATCGTTTCCTGCCCGAGCAGGAACGCGAGCATGGTCGGTTCGAGCGCGGCCTGCGTGAAGACGAACTCGAACCAGTTGAACGTGTCCGGTGCCTTGAAGCGGCTGATCGAGCAGCCGCACCCGTTCCGCACCGAGAAGGTGTTACCCGTCTCGATGTTGGGGTTGACGGCCACCGACAGCGGCTTGTCCGTGACGTAGGAGTTGTTCCCGGCGATCACGTTGCCATCGCAATCGACCTTCGTGAGACGGACGGTGCAAACGCCGAACGAGACTCCACAGAGATTTGCCATTTACGTGCTCCCTCCTCTCAGAAGGTCGCTAGACATCCCAGTCCACTTTCGCCGCCGCCTGGAGGGATGTGTCCCAGGTGACGAGAACCCACCGCTCAGCGCGGAAGGTGATCACGTTGTCCGACCTGTCCAGTGACTCGCGCAGGTCGGTGATGACGAGCGGTGAGATACGCACCTCGACGGGGCCGGACGCGAACATCCAGTCCTGACCCGGGCCTACCGTGAGGCCATTCGCTGTTGCTCCGATGTACCCGTCCCCAGACACGAGCGGAGTCCCGTTCATCGTCAGAAGCCCCTGACCTGGAGGGTCGAGAAGCGCCGACGGGTCGAGGTTGTAGCCGCCCGCGGCAAGCGCGGAGACAACGGCCGGGGTGGTGTGGATCATGCCCCGGCGTCCCGTCAGGCCGATCGCATTCTCCAGGTAGGAGAGCGCGATTGCCGGTGACTTCGCCGAGCCCCCGGCCAGCACATTCACGTTCCCGTCACCGAGCGACGGGTTCGGGCCGAGCCCAGCCTGGGTGATGCCGACGAGCGCCTGCTCGACGGCCATCGAGTACGTCGCCTCCAGCACCGTCTCCGACCACTCTCGGATGTACGGATAGGAGAGCGTCGAGCACGTCACCGGGAGGTAGCAGACGAACGGGTCGAACTGGGCCTGGTCGCCCGGGTCGCCCTCGTCCTTCACTCCCGCGTCCGATGCTTCTGGGACGCAGGCGTTCCAGGCGAGCGGCGTGGAAGCCGGGTACCCGATCAGGTTGACGCCGTTCAACCAGCGGCCGTCGTCGCCTTCGACCACGACGACCCCCGGGGTTTTCAGCAGCGAATGGAGAGGTGCGACCGGGAGGGGGCCGCGCAGGTCGAGCCTCGGCCCGGCTATTGCCTGAACGGTGCTCACTGCTTGGCCCCCTTCCTAGTCGTCATTCAGTTACTCGCAGGTGCGAGCCGTGCCCAGCGGCGGGAACTGACCCGTCGGGCAGATGTCGAGCGTCATCCAGTACGCGGCCTGGTCAGGCCCGATCCGGGCGACGTTCTCGAACGACTCTCCGAAAATCTGGAAGTCGTTTGTGGAGTTGAGCGTCGAGTCCCGGACGATCCCGAGGTTCAGTTCCGCCATGTCGAGATGGAGGAACGTGCCCGCCGGGAAGAACCCGACTTCGAGGCTCGACGGGAACCCGTCCACCGCGGCTGCCGTCTGAGCGGCGTCCGCGATCTGGGAGATTCCGTCGGCCACGCCGGGCCGGGGCGAAGCGGTGTCGATGTACCAGGTGACGTCGAACCCGAGGTCGCTCAGGTAGCCCTCGATCTGGCCCTGGCTGCGGTAGCGGTCGAACTGGGTCGCCACCGTGTCGAGTTCGAGCATGTCGAGCATCACGCGCGGGGCGAGCACCTGGAAGCGGGCCTCGGACGGCATCCGCAGACGCGAGCGGATTCCGTACTCGGCCTTCTCCAGAATGTCCACCAGGTAGATCAGCATCCCCAGCGTGGTCGTACCGCCGGTCACG